GCAGTATTTCGGTGGTTGCCATGGCTATACGGTGTTAGGTTCTTGTTGTTGCACGGGAAGGCCGAGCATCCTATTCGCGTCATCCCCCTCAATACCAAAGAGGACTCCGAGTATCCCGCGCTTTTGTTCCACGGAAAGGGTTGTGCTTTCAAGTATTGCCGTAAGGCTTTGAGTACCGCCGACGCCAAGCTGGCTGGCAAGAGTGTCGGGGTTAACCTGCTCCGAGAGGGCGAAGGGTTTTATCTCCATGACGTTTTCCTTCCCGTAGATCTTCTCATAAGCCTCGATGATGAGGCGCTGAGCAGGCTCGACTACAGTGCGGTTGTAAAGCCTGAAGGCGCTATCGTATTCCTCCTGAGAGAAGCCGAGGTTCTCGGTCGGGATGCCGAAGAGGTTCGGGTTCGCCCTGAAGGCTGTGAAGATTTGCTGGCGGGTGTGCTTGGAGAGGGCGTTGTAGCGGTCCCCGAAGTCCTTCACCTGGGGCTCGGTGATGGTGGCGGCTGCGTCCTTGTTGTCGTTCCAGCAGAACGCGATGCGCCCGGCGTTCTGATGGCCGGCGAATTTCTCGTTGAAGTCCTTCTCAATCTCCTCCCGGACGTCATCGGCGGGGACGCCGTTGTTGAAGTTCACAATCATGGAGGAGGTGAAGCCGTTGTTGATGGAGTTGAGATGGTAGCTGGAGATGCAGCGTTCAGTCTCGCAGTCCTTGACAGCGGCGCAGTAGACCGGCAGAGGGTAGACCTGGGTGTGCTCCTTCTTCACCCAGAGGATGGAGTTGTAGTTGCGCTCCTTTTCCTCCTTCGAAAGAGTCCCCCATCTCTCCGGGGTTATGTGCATGAAGGCCGGGTACTGCACTATCTTGCGCTTGCCTGCGGTCCAGTTCTCGGAGTAGTAGAAGACGGTGTTGTCCTTATTGGTGCGCAGGAAGTGGATATCGCAGTAGTAGACCTCCGCAATCTTGCCCGATGCGTTGCGGATGACCTGCAAGGCGAAGCCTCCGTATATCTCAAGGTCGCGGGCGAGGGACTCCACCTGGGCGTTAATGGTGTCGCCTCTGGTGTTCATTACGCCGGGGGTATAGGATGTGTCCGGCAGGGACTGGATGGTGATATCGTCGCCGGTGATGAAGTCGACGGTGCCGTTGATGACGGCGCGGAGGGTGGGGGCCTGCTTGCTCAGTTCAAGCAGGTAGTCTGCATAGCCGTTGCGCTCTCCCCACTCAACCCAGCCGCGGCCCGGCTGAGGCTTCTCAGTCGGGGCCACGATGTGGGTCTCGATGTAGGGGTCGATGGCTGCAAATGTCACCCTCAGGGTGGTGGGCTTATTCTCCATATTGCTTGTAGTTTATTGTCTTGTTGTACTGGATGCCTTCTTCGGCGGTGGCGGTCACCTGCATGAGGCCGCCGATGGTGGCGCCGTCAGCCAGAACCAGCGACCACTCCCACTCTCCCTCATGGAAGCCTTCATCCGGGAGGCCGATGGTGAGGCGGTAGAAGCGCCCGGAGATCTCGGCTTTATTGACGACGAAGCTGACGCCGTCGCCCAGATCCGAGGTGCTGACCGCAGAGAGCCCGATGGGGAGGGCTGCGTTTCCCTGCCGCTGGATGTATATCTGCTGTATGTTCTTGTCGCGTGTGATGTAGAGCATCTTGTTTGTCCTTTTCTTGAAATATCAAAACGGGCAAAATCGTAAACAAAGAGCCGCGCCCCAGAGTTGAGGGACGCGGCTGGCGGAGGTAAAGCGGTGGAGGGGTTAGGCTGCCACGATGTCGCTGATGATGCTCTCCTGCACTTCGAGGGGGAGTTCGAGGGAGTTGTCCTGCAGGGTGACGGAGTAGCCGTTGCGGTCAGCGCGGGCGGTGCCGGTGAGGCCGTCGCCTGCGGAGGCCTTGACGGGGGCATCCTTGCCGAGGTACCAGAAGGCTCCGTTGGAGTCCTTGACGATGACGGCGAGCTCGCCCTGGGCAAGGGCGGAGATTTCTATGCGCTTGGAGGTCTCCATGCGGTTGAACTGAAGGACGAGGTCGGACACCACGAACTTGGCGCCGGTGGTGTCGTCGATGGTGTAGTTGGACGTCAGGGAGCCGGTGTTCCTGGGGAAGGCGTACTTCTTAAACTTGGCAGAGGTTGCCATAGTTATGGCGGTTACCTTCCCTTCGGTAACGGTCACTGCGGAGACGTCGGAGTGGTTGGCAATGTATGCCTCAACGATGCCGCCCATGCTGGGGGCGCAGTCGTTGATGATGCCGTTGAGTGTTTGTGCACAAGCCATATTCTTTTCGTTTTAAGCGTTTGAAAAAGCGCGGGCGGGTAATTTACCAACCCGCGCGGGAAAGTGTCCGTAACGCGACCGCAGGGGGCTTTACGCGCTTGCAATCGTTCCGTAGGCCACAAGGTTCGGGAAGCGGTAGGCGATACCGCTGTTCCACTTCACCTTCAGCTTGAAGAGGTCGTCGTCGTCGCTGAACCAGATCTTCACGTCCTCAAGGTCTCCCTCAGCGTCGCAACCATAAACGAGGTTGTCGCCGAAGGTGCCGACGAGGGACTTGGTGCCTGCAAGGCCGGGGGTCTTTACGACCTTCACGTCGGAGCCGGGGAAGATGAACTCTTCGGGGGCTGCGTCCTGAGGTCCGCTGTAGTGGAAGTAGTTCTTCTCCACCATCTCCTGGAGGAACTCGCGGTAGAGGGCCGGGGCCACGAAGATGAGAGCGCCGCGCTCGATGACTTCCTCAGGGAGGGCCATGTAGACGGCCTTGATGGCATTGTAGGCGGAGGTGCCAGCGACAAGGCCGGAGACAGTCACGACGTTGGAGTCGGCGGCGAACTGCTTCAGGAGGCCGTTAATCCACTTGAGGTCGGTGTCCGTGGTCTTGGTGGTGTCACCCTGCCAGATGAGCTTCTCGATCTTCTTGTTGATTTCGGTGGTGACTCCGTCGATGATGTACTGCTCGAAGGGCAGTTCCTCGGAGTTGGCGCCGATGCGGACGAGGTACTCGGCATATTTGCCAAGCAGGGAGTCCGGGCAGATGTCCATGTTCACCTTGATGATGGCGGTGGTGATGGTGCGCTGGGTAAGGGTGGCAGTACCGGCAGCGGTGAAGCCGCAGCCCTTGCCGTCCTGAAGTGTGGGGGCGAGCTCCAGATAGTTCAGGTACGCGGAGGTCTTGATGCCAGTCTGGATGCCGATGCGCTTGCGGGTGGCCGTGCCTACGAGCGCAAAGTTTTTGATGATGAGGTCCTTGTTGTCCTGCACGTAGGCGGGCAGGGAGGTTACCACAAAGTTAGCTGATGCCATAGTGTTGAGAGTTTAAGAGTTTGCGTTTCTTTGAAATATCAAAAGCCGCGAAGCCGTAAAATTTCCTACTTCGCGCCCATGATGGTGGAGAGGCGGTCGAGGCCCTTGTTGCCGGTCTGGACGGCTGCGCCTTCATGCTCCACGTGTGCGGGCTGCCCCTTGGGTTTCGCCTCCAGTTCAGTCACGCGGGCCTCCAGTTCAGTCACGCGGGCCTGGGCGGCGTCGCGTTCCTGCTGCACGCGGGAGAAGTTCTCCTCGGCGGCTTCCTTCTCCTCCGGGGTGACGAAGGCGGGGACGACCTTGACGCCGTTCTCCAGCACCGGCTTGCCTTCCTCGGTCCACTCCTTGATGTTGAAGCGGTAGTAGATGTCGCCGTCGGTCTCGCTCCAGATGCGTGCGATGACGAACTCCTCACCGGCTTCCACGAGCCAGGGGTAGTTGAAGCCCAGCGCCACGATGGCGTCGTAGATCTTCTTGAGCTTGTCGTCGAAGGTCTCCTGGAAGGCCTCGGCCACGCGCTGCATGCGGGTGTTCATCTGAGGCTGGGGAGCCGGTGCGGCGTCCTTGATCTCGGTCACCTTGCCCTCGGCTACGACGATGGTGCGGCCGTCCTCTGCGACGTACTCGCCGTCGGGGGCTGCCACCTGGTTGCCGTTCTCGTCTGCGATGGTGACCTCCGAGCCGACTGCGAGGTCTCCAGTATAGGAGAGGACGCCCTTGTCGGTTGTGATGGTGTTGGCTTCCTCAGCTGCGGCAGCGGGTGCAGGGGCACCGGCTTCGCGGATTTCCGAGACCTTGCCACCGGCGACGACAATGACGCGGCCGTCCTCGGCGGTGTAGTCTCCGTCTTCGGCGGCGAGGCGGTTGCCCTCGCTATCCTCAATGAAGACAGCATCGCCGACCTTCAGTTCCTCATCTCCGTCCCAGGCGAGGATGCCCTTGTCGGTGGTGAGGTTGCCCATCTCCACCAGAGCCTTGGCGAGGCGGGCCAGTAGTCCTTTCTTTTTCATTTTTTCGTATGTTTTTGAGTGTTTGAAGATGCGGGAGAAGATGCCATCGAGGGTGTCGACTACTTCCTGCACGAAGTCCTTGTCGGTCTCCGGCTCCAGGTCGAAGAAGCCCTCAAGGGAGAAGCCCCGGTAGGTGCCGTCCTTGATGGCGTCCCAGACCTCGTCGTTGGTGACGTGGAACTCGGCGAAGAGGGAGCCGTCGGCGATGTTGTCGAAGCCCTCAGGGTTGAGGCCTGCGCCCTTGATGAAGTACTGCACCATCTGGACGCCCTCCACCTCGGAGCCCTTCTCGTGCATGAGGTTCACGAGGTTCTGGCGGTTTTCGGCCAGGTACTTCTCCGCCATGGTGCGGATGGTGTCGGCCTTGTAGATGATGTAGAACTCCACCTCCTTGTCGTCGGTGAGTGGTTCGCGGCGGTAGATGGGAAAGTCGGCACGCATGACTACGCCAAGGACGAGGCGTTTTTCCTCGTCCTGCACGGCGTACATGAGCTGCCGGGGTTGCTGGTCCTTGGAGAAGGCGACGAAGTTGGACTGGACTGCGGGGTCGTCCACGAGGCTGATGCGGAGCATGCCGCACTTCTCGTCGCCGATGACTGCCTGGTACACCGGGAGGCCGTCTATTGTCACTATGCTTGCCATAAATGTGTCGGTTCTTTTCTTGAAATATCAAAACGGCGAAAATTGTAAATTAGAACGTCGTCTCCTCCACCTGGACGCGGTGCTGGTCGCGGTCCGCTTCGAGGTCGGAGCTGAGGATGTAAACGCGGTGGTCGTCCGCCATGCGGTTGAGCCGGTCTTCCTCGGAGGCGCTGGTGAGGTTGCGCACCTGCTGGACCTGCGGTGTAACGGTGGGGGCGTTCACCTGAGCCGGGACGGTGGGCGTCTGGGTGCTTGAGCTGTTGCCGCTCACCGGCTGCGCCTTTATCTTGGCGATGTTGGCTATGCCGGTGGCGATGACCGCGGCGGCATTGATGGCGCCGATGATAGGGCCCATGGGGACGCCGAGGGACTGCGCTCCGGCGTAGGCGGTCACGGCGCCCTGCAGCATGTCGATGGTGGCACCGGCGATGCGGAGGTTCTTGGCCTTCTTGGCTTCCTCCTCGGTCAGTTCCGTGTTGCTCTCCATGGCGTCGGCGATGGAGCCGAGGATGCCGGAGGTGGCGGAGGCCACCTGCCCCATGACGTCGAGGGACTTCTTCCAGAGGTTCTTCTTAGCCTCGTGGTAGGCCTTGTCGGCCTCCAGCTGACGGGTGCGGAAAGCCTCCTCGGACTCGCCCTCCAGCTGGTGAAGGGTGTCCAGCTCGTACTTCTTCAGGGCGACCTCGGCGTCAAGGTAGGCAAGACTGTCCTCCTCCAGCGTTGCAAGGCGCTGCTCATACTGCTGGCGTCCCTCCTCCACCTCCGCTTCGGTCTGCGCTTGCAGGGCATCCCGGTAGGCTTTCTGAGCCTCCAGACGACGGGCAAGGAAAGCGTCGTCACTCTCGTCGATGCCCTGGTGGAGGGTGTCGAGGTTGTACTTCGCCAGCTCCACGGCCTTGCCGAACTGCTCAAGGGATCCGGTGGCGAGGACGTTCATCTCGTTCTCCAGGGCAAGGCGTCCCTCCGCGATGACGGCGTCGGTGACTGACTGCTGGGCCTCCGCGAGCTTGCGAGCAGCCTCCAGGCGGCGGGCCTCCCACTCGGCATCGGACTCGTCCATCTGGCGCTTCATCTCGTCGTACTCCAGGGCGGCCACCTGCTCCATGGCGGCAAGGTACTCAACCGAGCCCTGCTTGTAGGCGTTGGCCCGGTTGATGGCCGCCTGCACCTCCTCAGCGAGGACCTTGTTGTCGTGGTCCTGCTGGTTCTTCTGGAGCTTGACCTGGAAGGACTTCTCCAGCATCTCAAGTGTGCGGTTGAGCTCGGCCCGGTCGGTGATTTTCTGCTTAGCGTTGGCGACGGCTATCTCGTACTCCTTCTTGGCGATGGTGTTCTGGATCTTGAGTTCACTTTCCGAGCCCTCACGGACGATGGAGAGCAGCTGGGTGAGGTAATCCTTTTCCGCGTTTATCTTGGCCGTAGCGGCGTCGCGGACGGCTTTGGCGGCGTCCTTCGCGGCCTTCGCCTCAGCGTTGCGGGCCTCGGTGATACCGGCATTGATTTCGCGGACCTTCTTGTAGTAGTTCGTCTCGGCATTGACAAGAGCGGCATAGGCCTCCGCCTCCTTCTTCAGGTCCTCGGCTGAGGACTTGGTGAGGGCGTTCTTCGCCTTGACTATCTCATACTGCATCCGGGCGGCCTCCATGGCTCGCTCGGCTATCTGGCGCTCCTGGTTGCCTGCCTCCTCCAGGAGGGCGATGCGCTCCTTGGCGTCGTGGTTCGTCTTGTCGGAGGCCTCAGCCCTGAGGCGGGCCACTTCCCTCTCGGCCTCGGCGTTCTTGATGATATTGTCGCGCTCCTTCTGCTGGAGGGCTGCTTCCTCCTGAGCGAGGCGCAGGCGCTCCTTGGTAGCCTCGTTGCTCCCGAAGATGGAGGAGGTGAGCTTGTTGAAACCCTCCACAACCTTGACAAGGACTCCGCCGAGGCCTTGCAGCACCTTGGTGACGGCGTCCCCTATGGCTTGGAAGGGAGCCATGGCGGCGGTCATGGCGTTGGTGTTTTCCTCTGAGGACTTGAGTCCCTCGATGACCTTCTGCAGGACGTTGGCAAGGAGTCCGAGGATAGCGATGGCAGGGGTGGCGCTCATGGTCTTGAGGGCGGTCGTCGCTCCCTTGATGGGGTTGATGACGGCCTGAGCGCCCTTGCCCATGGAGCCGAAGGAGGCCGTGAGGTGGTCCACTGCGCCGATATAGTTGCCCACGTTGCGCTGGTAGTTGCCGACGCTGGCATCCATCTTCTTGAGCTGGTCGTTGACGTTGTTGATACGCTCACCCAGGGCGGCACGTTCCATCTCGTCAGTGGTGGCCCGCCAGGCCTGCTTGAGGTCTGCCAGCTCATGGACGAGGGCGTTGTAGCTCACCCCCTGCATGGAGACGAGCTCGTTGTTGTCCTTGAAGGCGATGTTGGCGCCGGTGGCCGCGTTGGTGATGTCCTCCCAGCTGGCCGTGGTCGCGTACATGGCGTCCTTCAGGGCGTTCTGGTTTATTTTCAGTTCACCGAGGAGCTCGTTGTACTTCTGCATCCCTTCCGGGTTGCTGAGGTCCTGGTCGTTGAGGGCCTTCTTGAGCTGTTTGATGTTCTCCCGGAGCTCGCCGACGTTCTTGACGGCCTCCCCGGTCCCGACCTTGAGTATGATTTCCTTTACCATGTCCAGATTTGTCCGTTAGTGTAGTTTTCGATGTTGCGCACCTGGACGAACTCGCACTCGGCGGGGTCGTAGGTGGTGAGGCTGTAGTTGGTGATCTTGTTGAGCACCCAGAGGGAGTTGTCGTACCAGAAGAAGCGGCGGAGGAGCTGGGGGCCCACCTGCAGCCCTTCGAGGTTGACGCGGCACTTCATGACCTTGGTGTCCTTGTCGAGGAGGTCCCGGAGGTAGGAGCGCCAGAAGCGGGCATAGATGGAGACCGTCTCCTCCCCGTCTTCGTTCTCGCTGATGTGGACGATGGGCATCTTCCACTCACGCGGAAGGCCGAAGTCCAAGGAGAGCTCCGCCCGCCATGTCTCGCCGTAGTCGTTGAAGCGGTGGAAGTTCGGGATGCTGATGCCCTCGGCCGTGCCGGGGTCAAGGTTCCAGCACGGTTTGTTGCCGTTCATGGCCGTCATGGCGGCGGTGTCGTCCGTCAGTTTGTAGTAGGGGTGATAGTCCGCTGAATTGCAGAGGCAGAGGATGTCCACGCCGTCCACCCCGGAGCCGTCGGCTGTCCGCAGATCCAGCTTGGCCGCGTACTCCACATCCGAGCCTTCATGGCCGTACTCGTTGAGGTAGTTGATGACGACGTTGGACGGGAGGCCGGGGACCGGGAACTCTCCGCCTGCTCCGTCACTCACCGCCCACTCGGTGAACGTGTGACCGGCGTCAATGAAGGGAGAGGGCCGGTACTGGCCGCCGACAAGGAGCCAGTTGTAGTAGGGGCCGGTGTCCAGGACGGAGGCGGCCATGCGGAAGACGGTGCCGTCCATGAGCTCCACGTCAGAGGCGTCGAAGTCGTAGCCGGTGTCGATGCGCTGGATGCCGGTCTGCACGCCGTACACCTTCTGGTACTCCTCAGCCCATGCGCCCTCAGCCATCTCCTGCTTCATGGTGTACCACTTGGCTGCGAAGACCTGCGGGGTGATAGTGATGTCCTTGGAGGTGTCGATGCGGCCGGTGAGGTCGATGGTGTCGAGGCCGGTGTTGAAGAAGTCGCTGCGGCTCAGCACGGTCACCTTCTTCTCCGCGGGGTCGCAGATGAAGTACATGCCGAACATCTTGGCGAGGCTCAGGACGTACTCCGCTGGGGTGTACTTGCTCTGCAGGAGGATGTCCTTGGTGATATGCGCACCGCTGCGCAGCGTGCTTGTGGTGGAGTAGCTGATAGAGAAGGCCCGGCTGGTTGTCGTTCCCATTGCGGTCTGCGTCTGGTAGACGTTTCCGTAGTAGTAGAAGAGCGCAGGGCAGGCGCTGGAGCCGGTTACGGAGTCCAGCTGGTAGTGGTGCTGCTCCCTTCCACTCGTGCCGCCACGGGTCACCCAGGAGTGGGAGTCGAAGTAGTAGGCCTTCGCATAGAGGCGGTAGGAGGTGATTCCGACACCCTCCACGTGGTAGGTCTTCTCCGGGAGTGTATAGCGGTAGGAGCCGCTGACGTGTCCAAGGTTCTCCACGGCAATCACGTCGGCCTCGTAGCCTGCGGAGGCGTAGACCGGGGTGAAACCTGCTGCAGTAGCGGCGGATGAGGGTGTATAGCGGTCGGTGGTGGCGTAGACCTTCACCGGCGACGCCGATATCATGGTGTTGTCTGCTCCGTAGCCTACCAGCTGAGTGAAGACGACCATGTCCCGCATCTGCCAGCTGCGGTTGTCTCCTCCGTAGTTCTGCTTGGCGCTCGGTGTCAGGAGGTCAAGGTAGGCGGCCGGCACGGTGGTGGGGAGGATGAAGGCGAGGCCCAGCGGGGCGTTGATTTCCGTCTGCGCGTTCTCCGGGATGGTTGAGCCGGTGACGGTGATGGTGCCCACCTGCGTGGCTCCGCTGGAGTGCTGCGCATCGGAGGGGGTGAAGCGGGCAAGCTCGGAGCCTTCTATCTTCTTGAAGTTGCCCAGGGACGGGAGGGTCGGCAGCGTCTTCCAGAGCATGTCGCTGAGGATGGTCGGGAAGTTGGGGTAGTCCACGGTGTAGCCGCCGTTGTTCTCCGGGCGCATCACAGCCTCAAGGAAGGCGCGGATGTTGAGTACGGGGCGCTGGAGGTAGCAGCGCAGGTCCTTGACCGCCCACTCGTCATAGGCCTTGGCGAGGTTGACGAGGACCTTGCCGTTGTTGCTTCGGTAGACCTTGCCGTCCTCCGTCACCTCGTCCGGCAGTCCGATGAGGGCGGCGGTGGCGACGCCCTTGTCGGCAGAGAAGTCCCCGGAGGGGTAGCCGTTCAGGGCAGGTGCGAAGTTCAGGACGTGCCACTTGCTGGAGATGGGGTCGGTGTGCCCATGGTTTGCCCTTGCCGTCCATGCAGCCGCGACGGTGGAGGCGCTGATGGTGAAGTCCAGCTCCTGCGGGTCTCCGTTGCCGAGGTAGTCAAGGTCGGCAAGGGTGCGCTTGTTGCCTGCGGCGTCGTAGCTCAGGGCGTAGAAGAAGGAGCCGAGGCCCCCGAAGAGGCTCACCTTGTAGCCAGTCACCACGGCCCCCTTGCGGGTGACGGAGTCCAGACGGAGGTAGCCGCTCTCCACTATCTGCCCCTGGGCGTCGTAGATGGTGAACGGGGTGCGCTGTCCTGCGTTGAAGGCTCCCGTGGTGGTGACGCGGTCCGTTCTGATGATGTGGCCGAAGATGGCGTCGTTCTGCGGAGTGCCCGGCAGGGTTATCTGCTTGGAGAAGGAGTTCTTCACCGCCGTGGGTTTCTGGAGGTCGGTGAGGGAGTAGTTGAAGAGGATGAGCCCCTGGTCGGAGAGGTCCGCCAGGGTGCCGTTGATGAAGAGTTCTATCTTGCGTCTCATTGTTACCTCCTCAGGCGCTGCTGCGCCAGCTCTGCTTCGATGGTGTACTGGTTGAGGCCGCTCTGCTTGTGCTCCGTGGTAGAGCCCATGAGAACCAGCGGCAGCACCTCCCCGGTCTTGGTGTCATGGACGTAGACGAGGACGGAGTTCAGCAGGTGGTGCATGAGCTCGCTCTGGGCGTCGGTGAGGAGGCCGGTGTAGAAGGTGAAGCGGTGCTGGAGCTCGTTCACATGGTTGAAGCGGCCGCGGGCCATGGCCGTGCGGTTGTCATAGCTGGCGTCGTAGGTGTGACGGGTGATGGCGTCCGCCTCCTTCGTCTTGCCTTCCACCGGGAGCCAGTCCCAGCCGCCGTAGGCGTTCACGTAGTAGAGGATGAAGCGCTCACAGCCGGAGATGGGAAGCACCTCCCCGTCGATGGTGACGGACTCCGCCCCCAGGTGCTCAGCCATGTTGAAGAAGTGGGTGGTGCCGTTCCCGCTGTAGTCCAGATCCTCCGAGCGCGAGCCGTGGACAAAGTAGTCCGGGGAGTAGTCCTCGGAGTAGTCCCCCACCGCCGTGGTGAAGTGAAGCTGGACGAAGAACACCTCGTCATCCGCCCACTGCGGCAGGTACTGGAGCGGGTGGACGCGCTTGACAATGGTGCGGGTGGGGTTATCCCCTGCCGCGTGGCTGCGGTCGTAGGACCAGTCGCGGGTGAAGGTGATGGTATTGCCGACGCCCTCCCCGATGACCTCAACGCGGATGCCGATGTTGTCCCGGTCCACGCCCTCCAGCGGCAACACCGCCTGAAGGTACGGCTCCACGATGTCATTGAGGCGGACGTAGAGCTCGGAGTCCGTCGGCCTCGGATAGGCACGCCCCTCGAAGAGTGTCGCCATGTCTGAGGAACGGAGGACGGCATAGCGGATGCCGTCCTCGTGCTCCTCCGGGCTGTCCGTCAGCATGTAGAAGTAATCTTTCCAGATGGGTTCCATGTGTGTCTCGTTTTATTGGAAATATCAAAAAACCGCCAGCCGTAATTGAACGACTGGCGGCCACCTCATGGCAGAAGACACGGCGGCTGACTTACGCCGTGATTTTCTCTATATACCTGAAGGCATCCCGGCCCAGGGCCTCGGCGATCTGCTGCTCGTAGAAGCCCAGCAGGGCCTCGGTGGTCTCCTTCAGGTCGTGGGTGCCCTTCGTGCCGACCTCGCTTATCTTGCGGCCTATGAGGAAGGCCAGCTGCTTCGGCGTCGGGATGCGCCCGTTCTTGTCAGGTCGCGGGATGACCGGCTTGATGGTGATCCAGCGGAGGATGGCGGAGGATGGCGGCCAGTGGGGCTTGGTGCCCTCTTCCACGTACTTCCAATAGTCCTGCAGTTCGAGGCCTACTTCGTAGGTGGTGCCCTTCACTTCCACGTAGGCCTTGACGGTGGAGGCCAGGGTGTTCTCCGTGGTGGGGCGGCCGTTCTTGACGAGCTTGTCGACGTAGCCCTGCCTGACGTCCTCGCCCAGCTGCTTGAGCAAGGCTGTGAGCTCCGTGGGTGTGAAGAGTGCGTCTGCCATCACAAGGAAATAACAAAACCGGGGGAAGTGTATTTTAATGCTGGCGCCTCCACTTGTCGAGCGCTTCCTTCTCGGCGACGTCCTTGTCCTTACGGTAGGCCAGCACGTTGAGGAACTCCACGGCGGGCTTGTCCCAGACGGCATCCCAGGAGCAGCGCATGGTCTCGGAGGCGCGGTCTACATTTGCAATCCAACCCCACGGAGAAGGGTTTGCAGGTCCTCCGCCCTCTTCCTCAGCTCCGCCTTCCTCCGCTTCGGTATCTTCGCCGATTCCAAAGAGGTGAGGGAAGCCTGAATTGATTGCACTAACCGCCCGAAAAAAAAAGCGGAGAGACCGAGCGCCACGGGCAGGCTCAGCTCGCGCACCACGCGGATGACGTCGGCCATGTCGTAACCGTCGTTGTACTTGTGGCCTTCTGGTATGAGGAGGACGGAGAGCAGTTCGGGGAGTTTCTGCGTGCCGCCCTTGGAGAAGGTCTGAAAGTCCACGTATTGGGCCGTAGTGATGGCGGTGAAGTCCTTGGCCGGGACGAGGACGAAGTCCCCGGAAATGACACGCGAGGGGGCACTGACGGGCGGGCACTCGTGGCGGAGGAAGTCGGTCTTGGCCGAGAGCGCGGAGTACTCTGCAAGGGGCAGCGCGAGGACGTCGTCCACGGAGAGGCCTGAGAGGAGCGCGATGATGCGGACCTGCTTGTCAAGGTCGTCGGCGCCCTTGTCCTGGAGGACGGCGTCGATGTTGAGGTAGAGCCCCAGCGGGAGGGTGTTGTAGTTGTCTATCATGGCTTAGCGGTTGAATGATACGGTGTATAAGCCACGGGCACCGGCGAGGATGACGCCAGTATAGCAGGCATAGCGCAGGGCGTCGATGCCGTGGTTGAAGAAGTCGATGGGCTCGTTGGTCCATGTGCCGTCCGGGCGCTGCTTGAAGAGATACTTGCGGCCCTCGTTGATGAGGTCCACGGAGCGGCGGG